CCCCGTCCAGAACTGAGCACCTGTTGTATTGTTCACGATACGCACCGCGTACCCACCAATGGAACCGGTGTTTGTGTAGTTAAATCGAACCTTATGATGCCCAGCACTTAGAGATACGGTGCATGTTAGCGGAGATGCCAGCAGATACGAGGTCGCGCCGTTCCATGCTTGGTCATTATTTCCTGACGTGTCGCCAATTACGGCTCCATCTACCGCAATGGATACGCCGTTATCAGCCATAAACTGGAAGGTGTACGTCCCAGTGTTCGGAAAATACAGCGATCGTGCAGCTCTGACGGCATCTGCCTCATACATACCACCAACCATATCTGGTGTCACAGCGTATTGATTCATCCATGCACCCCAAGAGCTCCCAGCTTGGACGCCAAACATTCCGTATCCATGACCGCCGGGTAGCGCGTGGCTGGCCCATGCATTTCCGGGGATAGCTGATCTGCCCGGGCTCCCGCCACGGCCAATGAAGAATCGTAGCGTGCGGGCAACATTCACTGGCCCAGCCCACGAGGTGTTTATGGTTCCAGAGAAGGTTGATCCGCCACCACCCTGTCCGCCAATGTATGAATCATTACCGCCGCCGCCGCCACCACCACCAACAAGGAAAAACCGAATTAAGTCCACCCCAGCTGGGAGCACAACATCAACATAGTCTGATGTTGTATCGCTGTCAGGTGGCGGTGGAATGATACCAGCATTTCCAACAATCACGGACCGAGTGCCAAAGAAATGTGATGCTTGAATCGCGCCTGAAGTTGGGATGAGAACTGGTCCACCACTTGGTGTCATTGGCTCGGTCTGAAATGACCCCCCACCCGCAAGAATTCCTGCATCAACGATACCGCCACCACGGTAGTACTCATTCATACCGATCGGCGTAGTACCGCCAAATTCGGTTTGCAAGTTAAACAGTGAAATTGGGCCTGATGTTTGGAGTGTCATTACTTAGCCTCGAGTGCGGTGATCTTTACGAGGAGCGCCTCAATCTGCTTCTGTTGCTCACCAATGGCTGCGGTGAGCAGCGCAACAACACGATCATAACGAACCGTCTTGTACTCACTGTTGAATGGCGCCGGTGCGACTGCATCAGGCAGAACCTTCTCAACTTCCTGCGCGATCAGCCCGTGTTCATGTTCACGCTCCGGCTTGAACCCAAGCTCATTGCATTTGACCAGATCCCAGTCATAGGTGTATCCACCGAGCGACACGACTTTTTGGATCGCATTTTCAATTGGGGTTACATTCTTCTTCAGACGACCATCAGATGAGTACGCCGTGATGTTCCCAGTAGCGGTTAATGAACCATTGAATGCATGATTGGTTATGCTTCCTTCAGCCACATAGTACATGTTCCCGTTGTCAGCATACCCAATGTACGCTTTGCGTGTACTACTTTGATCGTAGAAGCCGATACCCCCAGTGGACAGGGTGCCACCACCTGAAATTTGAACTTGCCCACTCGCGCCAGCCGCGCCTACAGCGACAATTCCATTTGTTGTGCTAATTGTCCCGGTTGCGAGCACCGTTGAAGCTGAGACAACACTAGCTGACAGGGTGGTCGTCGACACCGTGCTGTTCGTGCCATTCAGCGTGATACCATTCAGATAGATGCTGTTCGTACCGCTCATCTGCAGCGCGCCGGTCATCGTATCACCGGTCTTTATAACATACGCTCCGAGCGAAGAAGCGGTAATGTACCCTGGGCCGTTCGCCAACTGGTTGAGGTTCGTTAGGTTTGCCTGGTCCCAAAGTGTTTGGAACGGCCCCCATGCTGCAGCGTTTGAGGTGTCGTCATTTACACGCCAGCGCAGCCCGTTTGGAGTGCTTTCTTCAAAGTTCCAATTTGCAGATAGCTGCATTGCTCGAGCACCCGCGCCTGCTGTTCCCATCACGGTCATACCAACTTGGTATGAACCCATGTCACTGGTTGTATATCCGTCAAACCCTGTGATGGATGAAGTTGGGAAGCTCGGTGGGCTCATTGATGGCGCGCCGGTGTTTCCAAAGTCATAGAACAGCGATGGGCGGGCAGTGGTTGGGAAACCAGCCGTTGAGAGCGCCTGCGACGCGGTTGGGAAACCAGTGATGCCGGTCCATGGCGTGTTTGCCGCGGTTCCGGCTGTTGTTGCTGATCCGGCGGTGGTCGCGGAGTTCGCAGAGTTTGCGGTCGTAGCGGATCCAACTGACAGCGCTGATTGGTTCACCCAAACTGGAGTGCCAGTTGCGGCAGATAAAAGCACCTGACCTGTTGCACCTACAGCGGTGTAGTTCATCTGGCTCGCTGAACCGCCGAACGCAATGCCGCCAACAACGGTACCACCATTCCCAGTACCACCACGTTCAACTGCCAAGATACCATTAGTCATGTTCCCAACATCCTGGTAGAATGAACCTTGGCGTCCATCAAGCAGATCAGCATCAAGCCCAGAGGTAGTGCCATCATTTCCAGTGTGCCAGACCTGTCCACCTTGGAATGTCAGGCCACCTGTGCTTGCCGGATCAATCGACAGACCAGCAAGGAGCGTTCCACCGTTCCCCAGCCATGTAGACCCAGTGCCAATCAGAACGACCCCATTTACACCTTGAATAATCGATGGTTTGTTCGTACCACCGGAATCTTGATTTCCAATCAAGAGCCGCTGAGCACCTGCGGGTTGAGTGACCTTTAGGAATGCGGGCACTGACAAGGCGCCCATCATGGTATCGCCAGCTTTCAGGACGAATACATCGGGTGATGTGGCTTGGACCCAGCCCTGGGCAACTTGATTACCAATTGAACCTGGATTTGAGTCGGCAATGAAGCCGTATAGATAGAGGCCTTGGGGGCCACCGTTGCTGTCGGTCTTGTAGAACAGCGCACCATCTGCCGAACTGATTGCAGTTGGTAGAGCTGAGCCGTAGGGAATTAGTGCGCCGCTGAGTGTCTTCATTTGGTCTCCAATGGAGCTTTTTACTGGTTGAGCTCTATTTAGCCCGAACCCTAGACAAGGTCGCCGAGACTTTACAGCTCGTTACAATTAGCAGATACGTAATAGAAGAAAAGGAAGAACAATGGAACACACCCAAACTGGCGAGCTGAACAATGATTTTCGCACCTGCCTAGCGCATCTGATGGAGAACGGTATGGTCGCGAACCCACGAGGCACGACAACCCGAGAGCTCCTGAACTACAACATCTCGCTGTTCAACCCCCGAAATCGGATCATCAACTTCAAAGATCGGAAAACGAACCTGAAGTATCTGCTTGGTGAACTGGTTTGGTACTTCAAGGGATCAAATGACCCAGCCGGAATTTTGCCGTACGCAAAGTTCTGGGACAGCATTCGGAACTCAGGAACTGAAGAAGGTTATGACGCTGGCACCGTGAACTCAAACTATGGGCACCGATTGTTTGGGGACTCTACCCTCCCAGCATTCAAAACAAGGGGAGATACCTGGCAGTTCAGCCAGTGGAATGAGACCGTTGCCCTCCTGCAGAAGGACAAGGATAGTCGTCAGGCAATCATGAACATCCACGTCCCATCTGATCGACACGACGGGAACAAGGACGTGCCATGCACCCTGACCCTGCACTGGTTCATTCGATCAAATATGCTACACCTGATCGTGAACATGCGGTCAAACGACATCGTGCTTGGGTTCACGAATGACGTGTTCCAGTTCACGATGCTCCAAGAGGCAATGCAGGTTCAACTGAAGGAAACGTATCCTGACCTAGAGCTTGGTCAGTACTACCATAACGCTGGCTCCATGCATGTCTATGATCGGCACTTCGAGATGGCTGGCAAGATCGTTGCCGACGAATCGCGTCTTGAGCTCCCAATGGTACCAATGGATGCATTCAATGATGACATCTTGACCGGCTTGATTGGGGTTGAAGCCGCATGGCAAGCCTGGCTACAAAGCGATGTTGATCAGAGCGCTGGATTTGACTTCAAGAGCGTTATGGCATTTGATCTGCTTACACCGTACTGGCAGAATCTGGTGTTGATGTGTTTTGCTGAAGATGAAGCGGCGTTACAGGCAACCTTTGGGATTGCACATATACACGAAGGAGAGCAATGATGTTTGGACTATTAGAAAACCTTGTTAAGGCAACCGTAGGGGTTGTTATTGAAACCCCGATTGCCATTGCGGCGGATGTGTTGACGCTGGGCGGAGCGCTCACCGATAAGGATGAGCCGCACACCGTGACCGCGCTCAAGGGCGTCCTAAAGAACGTGGAGAACGCGACGAAGCCAGACTGACCTGGGCACGTTGGTCATTGACCAACGTGACATGTTACAATGCGGGCGTTCTAATCACACACCATCCTGATTTAGTGATTCCACCGGACCGTGATAGCGCCGAAAATGTGGAGTACGGTAAAGCATTTTCAGCGCAGAATACCTTTAGATTTTTAATTTCAATCAATTTACCATCTGGTGAAGTTATTGTATATTGGAATTTTTGATGCCCTAAAGAATTATGAGCATTCCATTCTTGCGTTCTTGGTAGAGCATGGGCTAGTCTAAGCGCTGCTTTATTCGCATCTGTCATAATTGAGCCGCGTCGCGATGCGGCTATCCTTTGGCGGGTCTCTGGGCTGACATATTTCCCAACATTGATTTCTGAAATTTTAGCACAGAATTCGGGCGATCGTTTTTTCCCACGGCCACCAACTGAAATTTTCAGTTTGTGCTCATTTGATAGCGCTCTTCCTGTTAGAGACGCGCTGATTTTTTGGCGCTGTTCTGCGGACATTGGTGTTGAGGCAAGGAAAGTTCTGATAATAGAATATGTTCTGGCGCCTACGACATATCGTTGTTTACTGTGCCGAAGGTTGGCCATCGCTCTCAGAGCATATGATGTTTTCTCCTTGTGCATCCCATGTACCATGTGCGGCAACAAAAGATGTAGCATAAAATGTTGTCTGGCAGACACATCAATCAGATTTTTAGGATCATTCGTGCCACCCATACACTTAGGTATTTTATGATGACATTCGGTATAACCTGAGATATCTGGGTGCGCTATAATCTGATTGTACCAGCGCGTGTACTTATTCTCAATGAACATTCTTCTTACCTTCCTTCTACAATAACAATATTTAGCGCAATATGAGATATGCAAAACAAATAATTGAGGCTTTTACCTTTTTGGGATTTGCACCGAGAGGTAAACAGGTCGAAGACATCGATAGAATTTTAAGAGCCTTTCTCGACGATGGCTTTAAAACAGTCGTCCTTTCGGCGCCAACCGGCACCGGCAAATCAATCATTGGTGCTGTGGTAGCTGAGGTTATTCATAGAATCAGATTTCCAGACGTTGAGGCTGGTGCAAGTTTTCTTCTCTGCCCAACAATTGTGCTCCAAGAACAGTATCAAACTTCATTTGCATCTGACGATCCATTGGACACGAAGTTCCGTTTGATCAAGGGCGCTGGGAACTTCGCGTGCGGGGCACTATCAACGCCAGAGGAACCTCAGACTGCCGAGGCCTGCGCAATTCGGATCTTCCAGAAGGAAGGGCTGATGGCAATGATCCAAGAGCATTGCGACGGCTGTTCATTCGCGCTGCAGAAAAAGATGCGTGATCGCGCTCGACATCTGATCTGCAACTACTCGTATTATTTCATTGATCGAATGTACATGGAGCTGATGGCGAAGCGCACCGTGTGCGTGTTCGACGAAGCGCACATGATCAATGATCTGTTCACCGAGCACAATGCAATCTACTTCTCTGATTCTCGCCTGAAGAAGATGGTTGAGGAGATCAACGACGCGCTTTCGCTGCCCACGCCGGCCGTGTTCACAATCCTGAAGGAGGTCGTCGGCGATCTCTTGAATGGAGACATAAACGACACGAACTACATGGACACGCTGATGAAGCTCGCTGATGCGTACGGGCAGATCACCGAGACCGCGAATGCCGCGGCTGAGCGTTCCATTCATGATCACAAAAAGTACCTGAAGCTCTCGAAGCTCTCGAAGAAGTACCATGGGCTTGGTTGCAAGATCGGCGATCTGTTGGAGTACGGATACCCACATGCGTTCGAGTTCAAAGAGCGGAATCCAAAGTACAACCAGAATGAAAATGAGATCAGCGTGAAGCCGATCTTCGTTGGTGACATGTTTGACAAGCTCATCAACGCCGAATTCAATCTGCTGATGTCGGCAACGCTCAGCGAGCAGTACGCCAAGCGTACCCTGACGCTGGAGAACGCGACGCACATTCGCTTGGCGCCATCCTTTCCAAAGGAGAACAAGAAGATCGTGTTCTTCAAGCCGCAGAACCTGAACTACACCACGCTGAAGGACCCAAAGACGGTGAAGCAGCTTCAGGCAACGTGCTTCCAGATTATTGACCATCACGTGCGTAGGGGTGAACGAGGTGTCGTTCTTGCACCTTCGTTCGCGCTGACTGAAGGTATTGCACAGGCGCTTGACGGTGCAAACGTCGGTGCCCGGATTTTTGAACACCGGCGCGGCGAAAAGCTTGCTGAGATCCTGCAGCATTTTACCAAGTACAAGGGTGGACCTGCCGTGCTGCTCACCCCATCTGGTTTTGAAGGGTTGGATCTTGTTGGTGATCTGAGCCGGTTCCAAATTATCCTGAAGGCGCCTTTTGGATCGTTGGGCGAAGCTCGGATGAAGCACATCCTGAAGATCTATCCTGACATCTACTCGCTACTCTGCACGATGAAGTTGGTGCAAGGTGCCGGTCGATCAGTGCGAGGCCCAGACGATTGGGCCACCACCTATTTCCTCGATTCCAATATTCAACGACTGTGGACAGCGAAGAACATGGAATGGAGCGAGGAGTTTTTGACAACGTTCTCTAGCATTCTTTGATGCTCCAGCCCTTGAAGGTACCACGCCTAGAGGGCATTCCATGAGACACCAATAGGCGGGCGCTTGCCATTTGCATCCCGTGCTTCTCAAGTTCCCAAAGAGCACCAACAACAAAAGATTCTTTTGGCGTGGTGACGATGAACGGGCGGTTCCATGGCGACTCAGCACGATGCTTCGCCGACATGGCAGCGTAACTGTCATCAGTGCGTCTTTTGTTCGGGCCTTTCCGTCTTGCAATCCTCAATCTTTCGCGAGTCTCTTCACTAGTGGGTCTACCAGGATATGCGCCAAGTCCTCCCTGCCGAAGGTTCACGCACTGCAGGTCTTTCTTTGCTTCTTCAACCAGGACCCTTTCTCGGTCCGACAGAGAACGGCGATCTGGGAGATGCTCGAGGATCTCGCGTCTGTGATGTTCCCTGCCGTGTTTCTTGATCGACTTCCAGAGTAGCTGACCTGAACCTAGGTATCTATCATTCAAGTCGTTTGTAGAGTGCATCCCAATGTACCACTTGCCTGTCTTCAAACAGGTGGTCTTGTAGATGATATGAAACTTGCGTTGGTCTGCTCTTGTCATGGCGTATTTAGCACACTTGTTCCCGTGTTGGACGTGAATACTCAGATTGATCCCAGAATACTCACAAATGCTGCCTCATTTTCAGTTAGAATAACAACATGAGCGTCGCAGACATACTTTCTAACCCACATCGTTTCGGTGATCTATTAATCACCGATGACCGCCGTCGTAAATTGCGCCGTGCCGCAACCCGACCTAAAAACACCGGCATAAATGCCGAAACTGCTATGGATGAAGTACATTTATTTGGTCATGAACCGCTTGCTGGTGGCGAGCTCATTCACGGCGTCTATGGCGTTGATGAATGGATCACTGGTACCTTTCTGCGAACCGCCTTACAGAAGGGAGAATCGACTCTCGTGCAGGAAGGTACATGGATCACTGAAGCCGGCTGGTCGCTGTACGCATGGGTGCTAAAGCACAGTGAACGCTTCAACTTCATGTCTAAAGGCCGGGCGTTGATCTACATGCCATGGGGCGTGATTGAAGCAACGGTGTCACGATCGAAGCTCGAGCTTGAGCTGAATGGCGAACCTGCTGAGGTCATGAAGTTTATTACATCAGTTGATGGTGAGCTCCGGCGAGCCGAGAATCTGGTTGAATGGGTGTACAGCGCACGCGGTGATTCAATCAGCGTTCCACTGAACTATCGACCAGCGATCGATGCCGCGTACCCGTGGTTGCCAAAGAAGATCGGCCCGTACATCGATGACTATTTGAACTCATCGGCCAGCGTGATCATTCTGATTGGCGCACCAGGTACCGGGAAGACCACGTTCATCAAGAACCTGATTCACCGCTCGGGTGGTGATGCAAAGGTCACGTACGATGAGAAGGTCATGGGTGATGATTCCCTGTTCGCTGGCTTCATCGAAAGTGATACTCGGTTCATGATCATGGAGGATGCTGATGCGTTCTTGAAGGCGCGTGAAGACGGGAACACAATGATGCACCGGTTCCTGAACGTGTCTGATGGTTTGATCTCGGCTGAAGGCAAGAAGCTCGTGTTCAGCACGAACCTTCCATCTATTCGTGATATTGATTCGGCCCTTATGCGACCTGGTCGGTGTTTCGATGTGGTGGAGTTCCGAGCGCTGAAGCGGAATGAAGCTGAGGAGGTCGCTGCGGAGGTTGGTGTTCCACTGCCAGATGGGTCCGAGTTCACGCTCGCTGAGATCTTCAATGTGATGCCGTCGGCTGAAACCGTCAAGCACCGTCGCGTTGGGTTCACGTGATGGCTATCCTTTCATCAAGGCCTGATGAGGGTTCAGATGAGCTGGCGCTCGTGACCCTCTCATTTGAGGAGCTACAACTTGTTGGCGCCTTTCTCTGGGTGACAAGGCTTGGAAAAAGTGTATCCCCGTACTCTGACGCCGCGTTCACTCTAATGGATAAAATTGAAGAGTTGATGGGCAATGATTTTTTAGAGCACGCTGGAATTGACGTCGACATGAAGGTTGACATCTTAGATCAGCAAGGTAACATTGAGCGCTCAGTTGGCGCGCACTGGATTGAGATTGACGTATGAATAAATTTATGATTGAGGGGCTTGATCGCCTTGGTAAGGACACGCTGATCAATGGGATCTTGAACACCCGTGGGTATCATCAGGTGCTACATTTCTCGAAGCCAGTCGTCTTGGACATCTACAAGACTGAACAGTGGGAAGTGAAGGATCACCGCCCAGTGCGGGCGTACAGCACGTACCCACTAAAAACCTATCAAGAAGAGAGCTTCAAAACCATGTTCAGCATTATGAGCGAAGCCAGTTCGCGCGTGATCTGCAATCGTGCTCACCTGGGTGAATGTGTGTATGCTCCAATGTACCGGGGTTATGATGGGCAGTACGTGTTTGACCTTGAGCAAGACTTTCAAATTCAAGAGGTGCCTAATCTTCGGTTGGTTCTGCTCACTCAGAATTTCAAGACGATGGGTGAGATCGTTGATGATGGTGAAAGCTTTGACTTCTCCAAACGGGAACAGGAACAGGAGCTGTTCATTGCGGCATTTGAGAAGTCAATCATTGCCGACAAACGCATCGTGAACGTGACAGCCGACGGCGGTGGCTTCAAACCGCGCGAACAGATTCTTCATGAGGTAATCCAATGATCATCGATGACATTAAAGCCGAGTACTTGATTCAGCGCAAGGCACGAGCAACCGAGAAGGTTGCATCACTCAGCACGCTGCTTGGTGAGATTGAAACGCTGTCCAAAGGCGGTAAAGGCGAGATGAACGACGCGGACATCACAGCGGTGGTCAAGAAGTTCATTAAGAACCTGGATGAAACCATCAAGGCAAACTCAGAGCGTGGGAACCACACGACGGCTGAGCATCTGCATGATGAGAGAAAGCTGTATGAAAGCTTCCTGCCAAAACAGCTCTCAGAGCAAGAGCTCAAAGCGCTAATTGATGGGTTCATCAGCAGCGGCGCCAAAAATGTCGGTGATGTCATGAAGACGCTGAAGCAGAATCATGCTGGCACCTATGACGGCGCAATGGCATCGATGATTCTGAAGGCGAGGTTCGCATGATCTCGATCGATGATGCTAAGCTCCTGTCGGAAACGAACGGCCTGCGGCAGATCATTATCTTTGGTTGGGATGGTGCGTGCACGCACGTCGCTACATATGGCAAATCCGTCGTTGACAGCGCTCAGGCTGCAGCCGGTGCGAACGTGATCAAGCGTGGCTGGGAGTGGCCCGATGACACGATTGTTCAGCCAGAGAGAATTCAGGCGCTGCACGATCGTATTGCCGAACTCGAAGAAGAAGTTGAACAATTAACCTGGCCATTAGGACGCTAAATGAAAATTGCTGTAATTAAACTTGGTGCCCGTATCACGTGGGACACAGATGGAGCAGTTGCTCCTGGTGAAGCGGTCAGCATCTGCAAGGCCCTTACCCTTGGCGGGGCCGAGGTCCATGTGTTCACGAAGATCCTGAAGAAGGACACGCTTGACCCAAGCATCATCTGGCATGATCTTCTCGTGAAAGATCAGGCGGTGAATGAATGCGATCTGCTTGTGGTCATCAACGGGAACGCAAACTTCTTTGGTGGTGCCGAAGATGAATCGCACATGGCGAACTACTGGTGCATCAACAATTTCAAGGGGCGTGTCGTCTATGTGATGTGCGATCCTGAACTGCCACTGCTCCAAATTTGGAAAGGCGTTCAAGCCAAGCCATGGGGTGCAAAGTACCGTGAAGAGAATGTGTTCATTTCTCGTGATGACATTGAAGTCCTATCACAGCCATTCGACCTAAAGGCGGTAAAAGCCGGGTGGAAGGGTGTGCCAATCGCGAAGTTCTTTCACTTCCCAATGGAACGGTTTCCGTATCTGAACGGCGCCGTTTCACCGACGAATAGCCCCACGATCGATCTGATGTACGGTGGTACGCCGCGTGGTGGACGCCGCATTCCAAATCTGTACAAGTGGTACTGGAACCTGCCAAAAGACATCAGCGTTGAGATCTTTGGGTCAATTGACGGCAGCGACTTTACGAAACATCCAAAGCTCGATGTCGCGCAGCTTGCCGACGATTACTTCACGAAAACCGGCTTAAGTCTGACTGCTCCAACCTTCACTGGGAAGGTGAAGTACGATCAGGTGCTGTCAAAGATGAGCAATGCGCTTGCGCATCTCGCAACCGGCGACCCGTCGTACGTGACCCTTGACATCATTCCTCAGCGCATCGCTGAGTGCCATGCCGCTGGGAACATCGTGTTCGTGGATGCGAATATGGACAAGAGCCGTCGAATCTATCCTGTCGGCACGATGGCGCATGACTTCTTGTACGTTCAGTCTCAAGCTGAGCTTGTTGATCGTCTTCGAATCGTGAAAGCAGATCCTGGAATTCGGCATGAGCTGCTTGAGGCGCAACGAACGGCAACGAACTTCAATGCTGAAGTTTTTTGCAGATCGCTTGTGCAGGCCTTGCAGGGTTGAGCATGCTAAAGGCGCTTTAGATCCCTATATTGGGGGCTGATGATTCTTGGGGTAGGTATAATCATAACTGATCATCTGAATACACCAGTTGTGGCCCTCCTACCTCTCTTACCGCAGATGCTCGTGCATCTGTCTACTTTAAACTTGGATACCCTATGAGCAAAACCTGTAATCACACCCGCGTTTTAACCTTGAACGCAAAAGCCGATGATCGTCAGAACTTTTCCGTTCCACACCTCGATCTTGAGCATGACGGATATGCACCGCACATCACTGGGCTTTGCGGTGGTGACTACATTGAACTCACCGTCTGCTTTGACTGTGGGCATGTTGTTGGCTTTGAACCGATGGACGATGAAGAGATCGCGGCCGTCTTTGAGGAAGCATGATGGAGTACGGCTGTTCTTCTGAGCTTCCGGTCGATGACGACCGTCAGGCGGCTTGGGCCGAGCAGCGTGCAAGTCGTGGTTTCGATAGCACTGAGCTTTGGAACCTCGACGTATCCTTCTCACGGTTTGCACTGCCGCGTTTGAAGGCGTTCGCTGAAGACCTTCATGGGTACCCAAGTGGGATGACTGAAGAAACCTGGCTCGCTGAGCTGCATAAGATGATCGCCGCATTCGAGCTCTGTGTAGATGTGAACACGGCTACTACTGTGCAAGAGCAAATCATTGCGGCGGGGTTGGATTCATTCCGCAAGTACTTCTTCAATCTCTGGAGTTGATATGCCGTCCTTTAACGCGTTCAACAAGCTTGATGCGATCACGCGGGTCGCGATCAATGATCGCGTGCTCCTTCGCATGAAGCGATTCTTAGCACTTAAGAACGGGTCGTGGACACCTAAAAATGAGATCTTGTTGGTGGGCGATCGCCCTGCACCTTCGGCACCGGTGGATCCAGCGTTCCACTACACGCCGTTCGGTGCACATTGGAACTCAAGCCTCTGGCTGAACACGCTTCTAGAAGAACATCAAATTCCGGAAGAGCGATTGGGCTGGGTGAACGCATATGATCTCGATGGCACACCGACCGATCAAGCGATACTGAAGCACCCATGGAGCCAGGTGATCGTGCTCGGCGGAAATGCAAGCCGATGGTGTAAACACCGTGAGCACATAAAGGTGCAGCACCCTCAGGCCTGGAAACGCTTTCACAGCAAGGAACCATATCCGTTAATTGGGTTCCTTGGATTGGCGACCTGATCCTAGCGTTAAGATCCGCGTGATGATCTTATGCGGTACAATGAACGAACCTAAAGGACCTTATGTTCAATCTTCCTACACTTGTCACCATAACTGCGCCGACCTGCTCGGGCAAGAGTCATCTTCTCGAAGAGATGATGAAGAACGGCTTTGACCGCATCGTCTCAACTACGGACCGCCCAGCGCGTGATGGTGAGATTGAAGGTGTGCATTACTATTTCATCAGCACTGAACGCTCCAAGGAAATTGAAGCGAGCGGTGAGTTCGCTGAGCTTGTGACGTACAACGGCACGCGGTACGGCGTGACCAAGGCTGAGATGCTGCTTAAGATGAGTGGCACAAAGCCGCCGATCGTGATTCTTGAGCCACAAGGCATTGAAGCTTATCGCAAGTACTGCGGTGCAAATGGGTACGTGATGTTCACCATTTACGTCAGCACGCAAGAATCCGTTTGCCTCGAACGTTTGGTAGCCCGCACGACCGCTGAGATCATGAAGGTGTTGCAGAATCCCGTTGGACAGTGCGCCGCGGCACAGAAGATCATCGGCATAAACAACCACCGGCTAAAGGCAATCCTCGAAGAGGAGCGTCGATGGTCAACTTCAAATCGGTGGGACCTATACGCCGATGGCACCGATACGGTGAAGGCCCTTGCACAGATCATGCAAGGCGTCAAGAACCGAAATGATCGCTCAGATATCTACAGCTACAACAGATAAGGATTCACCATGGCTATTCGCATCATGAACGCGCTGCAAAGCAAAGAAGCTCAGGAACTACTGACCGCTGGTCTAAAAATGGTCAGCACCGATCGTCAACTCGACAACGGCACGATCGCCCTTGCAGGGCGGGTGAACAACAAGAACGTGAAGTACGAGATCACCTCAACCGGCGCGGTGCTCAGCAACGCGTTCGTTGCACGTCAGGTCTACGGCGAATATCCACTTGATCAGTATCGCCGTGGGCTTAAGGCCGCAGGTGAACTGCTCGCCAAACGGGTGGCATGATGAAGCTGGTCGTCGCGCCAGACGTCGTTGACGTCGAAGAGCTGATCATGAGCACCCCGTACATTCCAGTGTTCCTGGGTGGCTCGATTGAACAGGGCACCGCGGTTGATTGGCAACAA